TTAACTGTCAGTCGTTCCATCCGAAATTTGCGAGTGGGACAGATTTGGGACAGAAACCCCAAAAATAGCGTCTATCTGCTTCGCGTGCTCCGTTAAATGATTCGGCGCCAGATGCGCGTATCGCCGTACCATCTCGATCGACTCCCAGCCGCCCATTTCCTGAAGAACTGACAGCGGGACACCGGCCTGAATCAGCCAGCTTGCCCAAGTATGTCTCAGGTCGTGGAAACGGAAGTTTTCGATCCCGGCACGCTTCAGCGCCAAACGCCAAGCCGTATTCGAATCGACACGGAGTTTCCTGACGGCCGCGGTTACTGACCCGTCCGAACGCTTGCTTGCCGTGGTGTGAACAAATACCCATTTTTGATGGTTGCCAATCTGTTCACGTAACACTTTGCAGGCGGTATCATTCAAGGCTACGCCAATAGCTTTGCCTGACTTGCTTTCTTCCGGATGTATCCATGCGACCTTTCGCTGCATGTCGATTTGCTGCCATTCGAGATTAACGATGTTGGATCTGCGCAGGCCGGTAACCAGCGCAAAAATCACCGTCGACTTTAAAGGCTCAGGACATTCATCAACCAGGCGCTGCGCTTCATTTGGTTCGAGCCATCTGACGCGCTTATTTTTTGCCTGTGGGACTTTTATCACTGGCGCTTTCTCCAGCCATTTCCAATCTCGTTCTGCGGCGCGCAGCAGCGACTTCATCAAGGCAAGGTGTTTTGCCTTGGTGGCTGTGCTGACCGTCTGGCGCTCATACTTTGGCGCTTCGATCCCTTTCTTCGCCAAAGACTGAGAATGCAACCGATGGTTTTCCGCTGCCCGGCGGTTAACCATTTTGCTGATCGCCGTGTAGATTTTGGCTTCGGTAATATCTTTCAATTTCACCCCTTCAAAATGCATCAGCCAGAATCCCATCCGGCTTTTGTCATCATCCAGAGATTTTTTCTCAGCTCGTTCTTCTAACCACCTTAAACAAGCCTCTTCAAAAGTGACGTCAGGAAAATCGCCGAGCCGGTCTATTCGCCAGAGCTCTGATTTTCTTTTGTCGTGCAGCTCCTGTGCCTCCCTCTTGTTCGCTGTCCCAAGAGATTCTTTAAGTCTTTGCCCACCCGGCAGCGAGAAGCTCGCGTACCAGATGTTACCTCTACGGAAGATGGACATGTTTTTTCCTCGAGCATGTCACCCTCACTCACGGCGACAGTGTTGATCGGTTTATTCAGTGCGGCAATACATGCTTGCCGGGTAAAGATGTAAGGGGACTTTGGTTTCGATGGATCCTTGCGCTCGGCGTGAACGCGGCCATCTCTGACCCATTTGGTCAGCGTGGGCAGCGACAGGCCCATAAACTGGGCTGCCTCCGCTTTTGTGAGCCCGTATCTGTCCAAAAGGCTACCTCTCTTCAAATTGGCCGTTGAGCACGCCAATCGTCCACAGGAAATCGACCAGTCGGTAGATCGGTTTGATGGGCTGATAGTGGCGTTTGATGATGGGCCCGGAAAGTTTATCGAATGGTGTTTTGGGGTTTGCCGCGACAGCCTGGTGAAGTTCTTCGTTGCATCTCCGCGCAGCGGAGCGCAGGGCGTTTCGCTCGGATTCAGTCATGTTTTTATCTCGAATTCTGGCGCTCTAACTCTCCGTATTTCTGTTCGTAGGTATGCAGCCGCCAGCGGTCGAGCCGGTACTGTTTGATCTCTTAGTTGAGCCGATATACCTCGGCAGCCAAGCGGGAACGTTCTCGATGTGCGCCGCGCACCAGTTGCTTGGTTTCCTCCGGATCCCCGAACCGCACCAGTGCGTGCGCCAGCATGTCCAGCTCGAAACGCTGGTCTGCCGGATGCTGCCAGAACGGTGTGATTTCATGGCCGCGATAGCCGCAAGCGAGGTAAGCGCAGACGTGACCGGCTTTCAGCTTGATGTGACCGCGCTTGTTCACCCACAACAGCCCCCAGCGTTCCGGAAGGTCGTCGAGGCTGATCAATCCCTCAGGACAGATGTAATAACGGTAGGTTCCCATGCCAGCTGATTTCCCGTTCCGGTGTGGTTTCGCCCGATCAGCCAGAAAGTCCGACCGGCTCACCTTCGACTCGACCACTACCGATCCGCCGTCGAACCCCCACCGGTACCCGAAAGCGTCGGCACGCTCGCCACCGTAAAGGCCGCCGACCTCAGTCAATGCCAGCTGGAAGCCTGGCCCGTTCCCGCTCGCTGGCCGCTTGAGCCACTTCACCGCGAGAGTGTTCAGTTCGTTATGCGTCATGGTGCACAACTCCAGTTTCATTCAGGACCTCACGAATTTTGCTGCGTAATACACGAATATTCATGCAGCATTCCTGATCAAGCCTCTCCATTAAAGTGATGAACTCGGATGTGCTAAGACCGATTTCCTCATTAAATTCTGATGCCACTGTATTGAGCCGTTCGATCATATCGGCCTGAGTGTCGCTATTGGTAAAAGTGCTATTCACCCATGCCCGGATGACCTCTGCTTCTGATGAAGACCTGATCAGTTTTACGGCTTTGGCGATCGTCTCAGCCGGTACAACAACAAATTCGGGTTGTTCTACAGAATCAGCGGCCCATGAATGAGCATATTTAGACTCACTAAACGTGAAAGTGGCTTTGTCGCCGAAGGCTGCCACTGCGCATGCCCAGACCTGAATACCACTCTCAGCGAGCAGCAGTTCTTTCGTCAGGGGAATTTCAGTTTCCCCCATTACCTTTTCAATAATTTCATGGGTTTCTTCCGCGGACTGATCTTCATAATCTGGCGTCAAAATATTTTCGGGAATATTTTGCGGTTGGTTTTGTTGTGCAGCGCCAGCTGGAACAGCCAGATAATGACCGCCCAGCACTTTCACGCGGGAATTCCGCGCTGGTGGAATCGTGGTAAAAGCTGCAGGTACTAGCTCTACATCGTTGAACGGGTTTTCATTACCCCAATGATGCCAGCCAGCTGCGTCACCACGGCTGAAAAGCTCAATGCGGGAAACCTGACCGTAAAGCTCTTCGAGACGGAAACGCACCTCTGCTGGCTTTTCGCTGTGCTCACCACGGCAGCTGTGAACTACCTGCTTAACGCTGGCGCTGATACGCTCAAGCCCGGCGCCGCGGGTGGCGATCAGAACGTCTTCGCTGTTGCCGCGCGTGTAGTTGCCGCCGTTCATCACTGTTTCAGAACTTAGCGCGTCCAGAAAATCTTCAAAGTCGAGCATGGTTTGTTCTGACAGTGCTCGTTCTATGCGCCCGCGCGCCTGTTCATAAAGCTTGACCCATGTGAAGCCTTTCATGGTCTTGACCTTAAAGCCCCACGCCTGAGCCAGCTCGACAGACTCGGCGGCAAAGTTGCCGGTGTACCACATCGCAAGGACCGCGTTTTCGGCGGCGATTGACCAGACCGGAAGACGCTTAATTTCTTCGAGCGTCATGGTACTGTAATGGTCATCTGCGGCGCCGTTACTGATTTTGTTGCTGTATTGCCACGGCGGATCTGCATAGATAAGCTGATACATCAGGCCGGTACCCCGCATATTTTCGAAAGTGAACGATGGTGATTCATGACCGTTGCCACGTATGACGCTTTCCGGTTCATCACCTCGATGGCGTAGTTCCGGCCTGCGACGCGCACCTGGTACGTTTCACTGTTCTTCCGCCGGGCATAATCGCCGTATTTTTGTTGGTGGCAGCTCAGCGCGGTTTCGGCTGCCTGCTTTTCTTGCGGCGTTGGATTGCCGCGAATTATGTGACGCATGGCTTTCTCCAGGCGTAAAAAAAACCGCTCAGAGGCGGCATGCTTGTTGGTTTCTCATGGGTGGGGTAAATTCAAATCACGTCCACTCAAGAGATTGAATTGTGCAAAATAAATCTATTTTCCGGATTGCTTCACTGGTCATTATCGTGATGTTCATCTACATGCCTGCAAATCTGAGCGTAGGTGACACCGTGATAGGGTTTGCTTACCGATTCATCTGGTCTCTCGGACCAGAAGTAGATAACCAGTTTAAGGTTTACACCCCAAATGTACCCCTCCTTGTAGCCCAAATAGTCGCTGTCGGAGTTATTACATTGTTCATGACCCGAGCTAATAAAAACTAAATTCGGTTTAGGTTTACTGAGGGAGAACATCCGGGTTGGCAGGCAATTCAATAGATTCTATCGGGATGATTTTGGCCGTACCGTTCACGTCCGCAATCGTTCCGATCACCAGCCGGCTGAAAAGGCGCTGCTCAGCAGCTGTCAGTACAACTTGCCCGGTAATACCGTCGGCTCTCACCAGAATTGCGAAGTTCTCAATTTTCATTTTCGGTTTCCTTCGACTGGCTTACAGCCAGCTGCTCGACGAGCGCGACGACATCAACGCCCAGGGCTTTCCCGATTTCCAGAAACAGTACCGTTGCTGGGTTGATGTCGAGTGTGACTGACGGAATTCTCTGGCCGTAGCCGAGAGACAATTTACAGGTCATGCCGTAATGAGGATCCAGCTCGCAGCCGATCAGTAATCGGTCGGCTGCATGGCCGTGTGGTATGCCGTTTTCGCCGTCGAACCGATTCACGTTATCCCGGACGCGTAATCGCCTGCGCAGGTCGGCAATATCTAATTCTGGCATCATTCCCCCGCCTGAATTCGGCTCGCAAGCGCGCGGGTCTCGACGGCCAAAGCTTCGGCGCGTGTCAGCAAATCGCTTTTTACTGCTGGCGCTGGTTCAACCGCGTAAAGCTTCGTGCGGGGTTTCACATCGAACCGCAAGAACCGGAAATCAATATCCCGGGTAATCCCCATATCACGGTTCGTGCCGGACCAGGCGACGATTTCGCCGACCGGATTCAGATCATATTTTACTTCGACAACCGGTTGTGCGGAGATAGTGGTGAGAGCATTTTTTACTGCTTCAACGATGCGGCAAAGATAAGTGTAATCAGGGTTTAGCTCCTTCGGCCAATCGGCGTTCGCCGCGTCATAGATATCCCCAAATAACGGCATCCAAAGACTTTCAAAGTTCCAGTCAGCCAGCACATCATTCATCGACATGCCGTTAGCACGGTCGAAACTTTCGCGCGCCTGGTCAGCATCGATCTCTCGGGCGTGGCGTTTCTTCAGTACCGTTTTGCGGATGAAGTCTGCATGTTCACCTTCGGCATACCGGTGTTTCGGGATACCGCGACATAAACAGTTAGCCAGATAGTCAGCGCTGGAGCTGGAAAAGAATTGCTCGACAGTTTGCCCGCTCATTGCAGGCCAGCCAGCTGTCCACGCTTTGCCGAAACAGCTGATGGTGATAGTGCCGCGACCAGGCTCAAAGTTTTCAGTCACTACTTTTACCGGATCCAGATTATCCAAACCGGAGAGAATCAGCTGTTTGAGATAAGAAGTTTCAATTTTCATTGTGTGTACCTGCGCGCAGGCCAGAATGGTCTGTTCGTTAATTGAGCGGAAATTAAGGATCGATCATCTATTCGATGAATTAGTGCGGTAATTTGATTTGGTAGTCGGCGCAGAAGTCCAACACGTAAAGGCATTCAGCCGGGCTTTCGGTCTCGTTGATGACGTCGCAGCCGCCAGAGTGCAGGCAGTTGCAATGCTGGCAGTTCAGGCGGTTTTCAAAGCACTCCTTCGCCATGTGGTACCCGTTGCACTTCCCGCCGCTGAACCGGTGAGGAAAATTATAAGAGGGGCAGCGGCACGTGACCTGCCGTCCGTCCCAATACGCCCTCCCGCGGGCCATTACTCGGGAACCTTTTCGATCGGCTTGATGGTGTCCAGCAGCAATCTGGCGCGACCGTGGCCGCCGCCGCGCTGGCCGGAATCACGGTAGTAATATTCTTTCGGGCTGGCGACCCATGTTGTGGCGGTCATGTGCAACTTAACGCGCTTTTCGCCGTCGGCGCGCACGACAGTGCCGGTGTGTGTTTTGGTTTTAGGCATGGTAATTGCCTCGGTAGGAAAGGGGATTACCAGCCCTGAACGGGCTGGGGTTACTGCCATCGCTTTTTGCGGGGCTGACGAGTTGGTTAGAACGGGATGTCATCATCGAAATTACCCGTTTGCTGAGCAGTGTTTTGTGGCTGGCGCTGTTGCAAACGCGATTGTGCAGGCTGGTTGCCACCGAGCATAGAGCGTGCTGGCTGGCCAATTGTTGAACCTGTGTTACCTGCAGGCAGACGTTCGTCGCGGTCTTTCAGCAAAAGCAGCATCTTATCGACAGCTTCAGCTGGCGTGCCTTCAGATGCTTCTTTGAATGTTTTGCGAGTGTTTGACCCAAAGGCTTGGCGCACTTCAAATTTATATGCGTCGGTGCCGTCGGTTTTGGTGTAAAGAACCTTCTGCAGGACGAAGCCTATCGGCTTACCCTCCAACTCCTTACAGTGAAACGCCGGTTCGCCCTGATCATTAACACCTTCAGTTGCATTCAGCTGTTTAACTCGCGTCAATCCCATAATGGCGTTTATCAAAGCTTCACCGTGCTGTAACGGCTGGCCGTCGCGCCCGATGTAATTCACGCGGAGGTAATTGGCTTTTCCGGCATCAGTCTCAAGACTGAATTCCATTGCTGCCGATTGTGATTCACGGCCGTTGGTGAAGAGTGCCGCTGCGATAGTGCCTGTATAAGCACCTGTTTCAGAAATGCCGCCGGCGCCTGACTTTTTTGCTGATTCTTCGTTAAAGGTGAATATTGGTTGCATTATGCTGTTGCTCCATCTGAGAGTTCGTAATATTCCCGGATCGCCGAGTCAACGGTCGCCAGGTCATTAGGTATTTGGAAGTTATCGAAAAGGCCGATCGGAGATTTAACCGGGTCGGTTCCGTCTGATTGGGTGGTGAAGTAATAGCGGCCATCGGTGACACCAGTTCTAAGCGCGATGCTAAACATGCCTTCGACAGTGATTTTCTCGTCCAGCATTTTGCCGATGGTTTTCATCTTGATGCGGCCCTGCGGTGTCTCTTCCGTGTGAGCCAGGAAGTAAACGATCAGCTCTTCTTCCGCCGCCTGCGCAGCGCGGATCACATCCCAGGCACCGCCGCCAATCTCAGTAAATTTTTCGAAGGATTTTTCACTGCGGCGCCGCATGAACTGGTTGCCCATCACGTACTGGAAATCATCAACCACCACATATTTTCGGCCAGCACGAACGGCGAAATTAATAATTTTCGTAATGTCGGTTGGAATATCAGTGAAGAAAACGTTGCCGGTTTTGGCGTCGAAATCCCGCGCCTGCCAGCCTTTCGATTTAAACGGCAACCGCTTGTTTTCTGGGTTAACCAGAAACCCCTTTTCAGGGTTTAGGTTCATCATGCTGGCTGATTTGCCAGAGCCTGAATCACCGAGAATTAGTACAGGGATACCCATCAGAACATCGCTCCCATGGCCTGCTTAACAGTGAACGCCAGATCCTCGGACACGTCAGACTGACCGAGCAGCCAGCGGAAATAACCTGCATCGATGCCTGCGATTTCAACAAAGGTTTTGCCTTTGTGTTTACCGAAAGGCATGACGTGAAGCAGGGACGGGCTGTTCGTGATTTCCCGCATTTGGGAAACTGTCCAGCGCGCCTCTTTATTCATGCGAAGCAGGATCGCCGCTGTGACGTAGCAGTCATACAGCGCGCGGTGTGGGTAGAGGCCTTCAGGCACGAAAGGATTAATGTCTTTCGCATAGCGAAGGTACTGGTTACCGTGCCCACCTTCCGGCCAGAGCTTGCGCGAAAGCTTCAGTGTACAAACCCATGGCCCGGCGATCATTGGCAGTTTCTCGCGGTCAAACGCCGCGTTGTGCGCAACATAAACCTCAGCGCTGAGGTACTTATCAATCACATCTTCAATGGGAGGGGCGTCTGCGACCATTTCCTCTGTAATGTGATGGATTGCCATAGCCTCAAAACTGATGGGCTCAGGCGGCCTTACAAGGTCGCTCATAGGATTGCAGATTTCGCCGTTAACAATATCGACGCTGGCAATCTCAACGATCCCCCCTTCGTTCGAAGTAGTTTCCGTATCAATAACGCGGAAAGTGATCATGCTGTTTTCCTGTGTCGGTGCGTTGGTCTGCCACGGCTTCCATCTGGGCGAGGCGACTGGCTAGGCGGTCGAGGTCACTCGGTGAAACGTGGTTGTCTAGGCAGAAGTTAAGAATGAGCGCGTCAGCCTTGAGTTGGCGATCGGTGGTTAATGTGGGAGTCAGTTGCATAATGAATCAGCCACCAGCAGAACGACTGTCATCACCAACAGAAGAACTGCTGGCAGCCAAAACCCGCGCCACGTTAACGGCGCCCAGTCGCGAACGTCATCGCCGGTCAGCTTGTGGCGATACTGAATTTTCTGAGCAGGTTTCATTTCCATGATGTTCTCCGTGCGTGAGTGGTGAGCCAGACCGGCCAGCTGTGTTTCTGCGTGCAGCAGCTGTTGAACGTGACTACCGGCAAACCAAGCTGCATTGATGAGCTGGTGCGCTGGCGCCGCGTTGTGGAAAGTGGATTTCGTTGCATTCGGATCTCCGATTTAATCCATGACAAAGCGCCCGCGCTGGCAGGCTTCTTTGCGATGGAGTGAAAAAAAATGCCCCAGGGGTATGGGGCAAAGAGACACAGCATTGAATGATTTGAAGAATGTTGCGGCGGGCAGAATCGAACTGCCATCCCTAAGACTATGCTGACCACCGGCCCGTTTTTGCGTCAGGGAGTTGAACCCTATACATCACCTAGAACCACAACGAAAAGAGCACTGCATTTGACCACCTTACGCCGCGTTGCCCGTAACGTTGTCTTTGCGACCTAACGACCTTGCCGCCAGGGGAAGTTACACAGGTGCTAGCCATATATCCGGTGCAATGCTCTTATCTGTTGTGTGCTGGGGTGATGCCCAGCTATCCACCGCCTTTACTTTTAAGCCCAATGAACTGCTGCGGTACTCCGGGCTTTACTGCTTTTTTACTGAGGTAGAGAAGGAGTGAAGGGATATTTCGCTGCGTTGCCGAAGCGATTCTTGATCATGACGTTTTTGTAAATGATGACCTCTGCATGAAGTGACGCCTTGTCGACTTCATCTTTTAAAGCACCGTCCCCGATCGTAAGATTGGGATTCTGGAAATCGTCGTCTTCAAGAAATAGGACGGTTAAATTTTTTACTTCGTACATGGAAATCTCGATGGAAATAAAAGGTGATTTTTTCGTGCTACTGCACAGTAAATCTCAAAATGGTTATCTCGTAGATACCATGTCGGGAATGGTTATGAAGAACATGGATGCATTCATCAAAAAGCTGCCTAGCGATTACTACGTGATAGCAATGGATGACAATAGAGAGGGGTTGGAAGAGAAAAAGCAAAAGTTGCTCAAGCTGCAAGCCCTCAAGAATGAAGGGACGCTTTAAGATTACCTCGGGGTGATAAGCAATCGTTGTATTCCGCTTCGCTCATCGCCTCTTCACCTTCTTTCAAACTGTCGAAATACTCTTCGTAGCTGCTCATTCAGTGATCCTCAATCAATGGTTTTGCCAAAGCCCCCGGCATAGCAGGGCAGAGGTAAAGCCACTCATTCAGCGTGTTGGCGATTAAGCCATTTTTTTGCGCCGGTTTTAGTCTTGAATTCTTTGCTTTTCGTGAAGGTAAGAGCTGTAAACGTGCCGTTATAATTCGGGAAAACCCCAGTTACCAGGCTTTCGTTATTACCTAGGTCAATTTTATCCATCTTCATATCCCCAGTGGTTTTTATGCCTGCCGCCTTGAATTGACTGCGGCAGAGTAAAATCACTTTCCCCTTAAAGAGCTACTTAGCGGTCGATCCCTTTCGGGGCCGGAAGTGATTACATCGCTCACCTCATCGCGTGCTGCTTAGTTGGCGTCCTGCCGTGTCGATGAGGTGAATATACCCGAGGTTATTTTTCATGGCAATACCCTTGGTTATTAAAATTAATACCTATAGGTTTAGTTTTATGAAATTTAAGAGATTATAGTCCTAAAGTTTTTTTAAAATGAGTTGCTAAGCAAACTGTATTATCAAAAAAACTTGCATTTTTTAGTTCAAGGATGGATATTCAAGACTGTGTTTATATACAGTGTTTGGGAGGAGTGATGATTGGTGCTTTTATGAGGGTCGGAGTTGGAAGGTATGCAGAAGCATGCCCTGTCTCTACTAAACAAAACAGGGCATTCACCGTTATTTACCGCTTAAGAGAGCGAGCCATATATACGATTACACCAACTATCTTGACTTCATCGTCTACGGGAATTAGTGGCAGTCGCTGGTCCCCTACATCAAGGTAGTTGGCTCCTCCCCTTGATATAAACTTATATGCAGAAGATACACCTTTAATTTCGGCAAAGACGAAGTCTTGGTTGCCTGGCTGTTCTGCACTATCAACAACTATCAATGAGTTTTCAGGTAATTCAGGAAATCCAGTTGGAAACTTTAATTTGTAAGCATGAGCGTTTTTAGTATCAACCAAGTCCGGTACGACCGTATAAGTCTTGGTTGGTCCAGATTCATCCCAGATCTCTAAAAGACGGGAGGGGTCATAATAAATTTTCTCGAGTGGTTCTTTATAGGAAGTACTATCCAGAGAATGAGGTACTTCTCTATATGCCTTCATTTCCCCAGTGCCTTCAGCAAGCCACTCAGGTCTAACGCCCAAGGCTTTGGCTATCTCGAATAATTTAACAGAGCTTTGACTTCTTCCAGAGGCAATCTTCCAAACACTAGGCTGTGAAATACCCGCAGCTTGAGCAAGCGAAGCCTGCGTAAAGCCACCTTCTTCCATAGCAGTTTTCAATCGTTGAGCGAGCGTTGTTTTGTTCATGCCACCGAACATATAACCACGGATATCTTTCGTCAAATATCCAAGGGTATTGCTTTTGTTTAGTCTCATGGTTATTATTTTCATGTGTCCAATCTCAAGGTTATTTTTATGATCAACGAAACCATTCACCGAGCAATCCAGATGGTTGGAAGTCAAAAAAAATTTGCGGTTCGTGTCGGTGTAAGTCAGCCGAATGTTTGGTGCTGGCTTCACAACAAAAAACGCGTTTCGCCTGAAAAAGTTCCGGCGGTTGTTGAAGCGACTGGTGGGCTTATTTTAGCGCACCAGATTCGCCCTGATTTGCCAGAGCTTTTTCCGCACCCCAACCAGGTCGCTTAATCCATTTGGGGAAAGTTACCACGGACATTTTGTTCCAAAAACCACGATCCGGAGATATAGACAGTGGACAAGAAAGCCCCCGACTGGCTCGTCGAAAAACAGCCTGAGTGGTATGTCGATGTTTGCCGGGATCTGATCACAGATTTACCTGGTGGATATTTCGAAGCAGCGAAATGGCTGAAAACGACAGAAGACGGCGTTTATAACCGCCTAAAGGAGCTGAAAGGGCAGGTGATGCCGCTCGGTTTCGCCATGGTTCTGCAGAAAGCTGCCGGTAATCCACGGCTCGCGCATGAAATTGCGTTTCGGAGCGGCGGCAGCTTTGTGCCAAATCCTAACCTTGATGAACTGGATGATATTGAGCTCGGGCGTATGTTTCGCGAGATGGCTGTGCGAATGGGCAAATTGGCCGAAACGTATGACGACATCACAGCTGATGGCGTGATCGATGATGAAGAGAAAAAGCGTTTTCTGTCTGAGGGCAACGTGCTGATAAGCAGTATTACAGCTTTTCAGGAGCATTCGCTGGCGCTGTTCCATAAGCCCGGCGGTGACGTGTGAACGCTGCAAAAAGAAAAGCCGCACTGCGGGAACAGTACGGCCATCACTTCTTTAAAAACCACTGAGGTTTTATCCATTATGCACAAGAACAAGCGTCCAGCGCAACCCCGTGAAATTACCCGCTATGACTACGTTCGGCCTGCTGATCCTATCGGTGCCGCGCCCAAGGCTTTCCAGCAACGGTTTGCTTCGGAATGGCGCAAGGTTCAGGAACAGCATGAGGCCAAGAAAGATGAGTAATGTCGTTAAGCTAATTCAGCCATCTCTTACGCCCCCGGCGGTTGTCGGGAAGGGGTTTACCTTGTTCCACAGAAAAATTATGGACTGTGGTTTCTACAAGGATTCCCAGGCTGTCCACCTTTGGTTCCACCTGATCATGAAGGCTACGCACAAAAGTATTGTTGCGAGCACGGAGTTTGGCGATCTGGCTATTGGCCGTGGTCAGCTAATTACCGGGCGGAACAAGCTGGTCACTGAAACAGGAATTACCGCTGATCGCATTCAATACCTGCTGAAAAAGTTTGTTCGTATGGAGATGATTCGGACGGAATCAAACAAAAAATTCACCCTCATAACCATCGTGAAATACGATGAATATCAGGCTGATTTTGTCCCAACAGATTCCCAACAGATTCCCAACGCAAACCCGCGCAGAGAGGGGGCTGTAGAGGTGGTTGTGCCAACAGATTCCCAACAGATTCCCACATACAAAGAAGTAACTAATAACTTATTACCTAACGGTAATAAGGGTCCATCAGCTGGCGCTGAAGACGAAGTTCTTCAGGAAGAAAAACCCGCTTCGCAGGAACAGAAAAAACCAGCCCTTTCCTGCCAAGAAGTCCTTGATGTTTACCATGAGGTTTTACCTGAAGCCAAAGCCGTTCGCCTGTTGAGCGACAAGCGTCGCAACCAGATCCGAACGTTCTGGAAGAAAGCCAGCAAGATCAGGAGAGGTCTTGATGGCGAAGCTTTCACCCTGGATTCATGGCGGGCTTACCTGCAGTACATCGCCGAAAACTGTCGATGGATGCTCGAAGACCGACAGGATCAGCGCTCTGGCAAAGTCTGGCACCGTAAGGGGCTTGAATATTTCCTGAGTGACGAAGTTTATTTGCAGGTTCGTGAGGGGAACAAGGATGACCATTGATTTAGTAACACCGCCGCAGAATATCGAGGCCGAGCAGAGCGTGATCGGTGGTTTGATGCTGGAGTGCGGAAGTGACCGGACCGAAAGCGTTCTGGCCACTTTGAAGCCGGAGGCATTTTACAGCCGTCCTCACCGGGTGATTTACGAGGAAATCATTTCCCTGCACCGTCAGCAGATCCCCATCGATTTACTAACCCTGGTTGATGCGCTGGATAGTAAAGGAATTACCGAAAGCGTCGGTGGTTTTGCCTACCTGGCAGAGCTTTCCAAGAACACGCCGAGCGCGGCCAACATTCAGCACTATGCTGCTCAGGTTCGCGATAAAGCCATGATGCGCTTTGGCATCGACAAAGCAACGTGGATCACTGAGCTGTTCTATGCCAACAACGGGATGACGGCGACCGAGAAGTTTGAGGCTGTTCAAACCGTGCTGACGGAAATTACCGACCACGCAAAGACTGGCCGCCGTCGGGGAGCATTGCCGTTCCGTGAACTGATGCTTGGCTGGCTTGATCGTGTTAACGAGCGTCTGGAAGACACTGACAAGGCTCGCGGTATTTCAACGGGTATTGGCTCACTCGATGAGTTGCTTTCGCCAAAGGGCCTGGTTCGCGGTTCGCTGTTCGTGATTGGTGCCCGGCCTAAAATGGGTAAGACCACCCTGTACGGGCAGATGGCGATTAACTGTGCGCTTAATGAAAAATTACCGGCAGTGCTTTTCAGTCTGGAAATGCCGAATGACCAGATCATCGAAAGGATGGTCGGCCAGACGTCTGGGGTAAACACGGATATTTTCTACGGCGCAGGATATGACGACAGCAAGTTTGCCCTTGCTGGCGCTAAAGCGTTGGAGCTGGCGGAGTGCGACCGGATCTTTATCGATGATACGCCGGGGGTAAAGCTTTCGCATATTCAGGCTGAATGCCGCCGTATCAAGCGCCAGGAAGGCCAGATAGGGCTTGTGCTTGTTGATTACCTGACACTGATGGCCGCCGAGAAAGCCGAACGCGCCAACCTTGGATACGGGATGATCACAATGGGTCTCAAGAACCTCGCCAAAGAGCTGGATTGCGTGGTTATTCTCCTGACCCAGTTGAACCGTGGGCTCGAAGGCCGCGCCAGCAAGCGCCCACGCGCCAGTGACAGCCGTGAGACAGGTTCCATTGAACAAGACTGTGATTATTGGCTGGGTATCCACTGCGAAGAGGATGAATCAGGTGTGCCTGATCTGTCCTTCACTGAATACCTCTTGCCGCTAAATCGGCACGGGAAAACAGGTGTTTGTTACGTCGAGCAGCGCAATGGTGCCGTCTATGATTTAAATCAGCAGGATGCTGCACGGCGCGCCAGCGAAGGGCGAAACCAAAACGGTGACAAACCTAAACGTTACAGCAAAAAAGGTGGTTTTTGATGAACAACGAACAGAAGAAACAAATTGAACTCGCTCATGTGGAAATACTGAAGGCACTCGCTGATCTGCAACGAATATCGCCGCTGAATGAACCTGAAAAAGCTGTTTTTGAGTTAGCCGTAAGACGCCTACTCAGCGCGGAGGTGCGCGTGCGTGAAATTGTCGAGTTTAAAGACTTCTGATGGATGACTTCTGCCTGCACGAAACCACAAAAGCGCAACTCTGGCTGGTGCTGAAGGAGCTGATTGCATCTGGCAAGCGGTACCGCGTCAGCATCGTTGAATGGCGCGATAAGCGCACGCTCAGCCAGAACGCGCTGCTATGGAAATGGTACGGCGAAATCGCTGGCCAGCTCGGCAAAGCCGGGAAGGGGACATTCACTGGCGAGCAGCTGCACGAATATCTCAAAGACCTGTACTGCCCACCCAAGCCGATCACCGTCATGGGTGAAACACGTTACGTGAAATCGACCAAGCAGTTGGATACAGGGGAAATGACGCTTTATCTCGAACAGGTCGATGCCTGGGCGCACCAACGCGGCTTTCGCCTGACCATTCCGGCGCGCTGCGAATATCAGCAACTAAGAACACAACAGGGAGCCTAATGAAAACCTACGCGATAACGCCCATTCCAAAGCCACGAATGACGCAGAGAGACCGCTGGAAACAGCGCCCGCCTGTACTGCGTTATCGCGCCTTCTGCGACGAGGTGCGGCTCAACCGCATTTCTCTGCCTGATTGCGGCTGGCACGTCACGTTTGTGTTGCCCATGCCCGCCAGCTGGAGCAAAAAGAAAAAGATAGAAATGGCTGGCAAACCTCACCAGCAGAAACCAGACAAAGACAATCTGGAAAAAGCATTGCTCGATGCGATTTTCGAAGACGACTGCCGGATCTGGGACGGTCGCGTCTCTAAGGTTTGGGGTGAAACCGGTCAGATAATTATTGGAGAAACAGCATGAATCTCGAAGCAGCTATTAAGCATTTTTCACCGAAAAGCCTGATGATCAGTGACTCATCGCGCGCGACAGCATCTGCTGCCCTGACCGGTACCGATGTGATGGCTGCTCTGGGTATGGCGCAGGCGCGCGCTGAACTGGGATTCGCTCTGTTCTTCGCAAAACACATGAAAGACCGGAAGAGCAGGGATAAAGCCGTGAAACTGCTGGCGCAGATCGCTATGAAGATAGCGCCAGCGATCATCGGCAAAGTTGCTGGTCGACGAATGGCAAAGGCCATGTTGATTCTCTGTGGTCAGGCGGTAGAGGTTTATTGCCGCACTGCAGACGATCCTCATGTGCGCTGCCCGCAGTGCAAAGGCCGCCGAAAAGTTGCAGCGATAGCGCTGGCGAACGGCGGGGGAGTCGTTTGCGATTATGCTTTGATGGGCCTGGCCGAAGGGCAATTTAGTGAGCCTGATGAGCGTGAATGTCCACGTTGTCATGGTAGTGGTTTGAAAGCTTCCCCGTCATCACGTGCTTACCGCGCGGTAAATGTGTTGTTGCCTGAGCTGCCTCAGCGTACTTGGTCGCTGAATTGGAAACCATTCTACGATGAACTGATCAGCCGCTGCGAGGAAGAGGAATCCCAGGCAGACGCTCAGTTTATGAAAATAACACGCAGCGATACGATGACGGCATAATTCTAATTTATCGTTGATTTTAGCGACGTGTTAGTTGCATTCTTGCCAAAAGTGTAATAGATTTCTCCTAATGATGGGATTTCAATAACCCAATGATTTTAAGCCTCGGCACTCGCCGGGGCTTTTTCGTTTTGAGCGATGTGTGAACTTTCCTAAAATTTACCTTAAGTATTGTACGGTTTTAGAAGCATGTATAGAATCCGACGCTCGGACGTTAGCTCGGAAGGATAGAGTCGATACCGACTGATGTTTTAGTTGCGAGGTTCAAGACCCCGTGGCGGGACATATATTGCGGTCATCGTATAATGGCTATTACCTCAGCCTTCCAAGCTGATGATGCGGGTTCGATTCCCGCTGACCGCTCCAATAATGCTTTTCAGTCTGCGAAGATGGGATTACCCGGAGTGATTGGAAAGCTCATTCGCATGAGCGTTGGGATTTCATCAACATCACGTTGTGACCGCACCGTTTCAGCGCTCAGGCGAATGTGGTGAGCCCCCCTATGCGGCGGGGCTTAGCAATATGAAGGACTTGGTTGTAGCTTCTTCAGTTCAACGGGAGGCACCCGACAATTGAGAATTATCAGAAGATACTTTTGAAGTTGAAAAATACATTCGCATGAGTGCTGGGTAAACAACGATACGCACTATCGATCTCCTTCACACTCTCAGCGCTCAGTCGAATGTAAATCAAAGCCCGCCACGTGCGGGTTTTTGCGTTTCTGGAGGTTCAATGGCTATCGATAAAATGCTGGCATCCATTTCAGCGGACACCAGCTTGATTAAAGATAAATTGAATCGGTTATTTGAAATGCTTTCCAATCATTTCTCTGACGAGCTTCTCAGCATGGTCTCTTGCTTGCTTAACAATGTCGTCTTTGTGAATGGTTCTGTTGCAGTTCGTGCAGATGGTCCCCTCGAGGTCGTCTGTATCCTTGATTTCGACGCCGCTGCGTACGACCAAATCATGACCCCAGCCAGGACATTTAAAGCTGAACTTACTCATAAATAATTCCTTATATCTGATGTGGTTATTTTTGGCGATTTAACGACATCAGATACGTTAAAAAGCGCCAGGCGCTATCTCTGGCAACTCTCTCAGGCTGCGCAAATGCGTGGCCTTTTTTATGACTATAGAAACACAGCCCATTCAACTAATGGGAGGTGGGATAAATGAAAATGATTCCAGAAAAAGTCGCTTCCGGTCTGTCCTACTGCACCTCAGCGGGACTCATATGCGCTGGCAGCTTTAGTGACTGGTTACGGCATTTAGACTGGAACCAGATCGCCATTGTCGGCGGTTTCATTATCGGTATTGTCACCTACATTACTGGCGCTTATTTCGACTGGCGCCGCACCCGAGCTTATGAGCGAGGAGTGGATGCCGGAATCATTAACCAGCCGCCTGAAAAGCGCAGCCTATTCAACAAGAGCGAGGACTGATTATGGTTTCAGTATCTCGCAAGGGAGTTTTCGGCGGCACCTGCGCAGTTATGACAATCATCGGAATTGTGGTATCAAGCGGAACGGTAACAACAAGCGAAGCTGGCCTCAAGCTTATCGGTGACGCGGAGAGCTGTCATCGTGACCCATACGTTTGTCCTGCTGGTGTGCTCACTGATGGCATTGGCAATACTCACGGCGTTAAAGCTGGGGTCGGGAAGTCTGATGCTCAGATTGCCGCAGACTGGGAGAAGAATATTCTCCAGGCTGAATCCTGCGTAAACAAATACGCTAATGGTAAGAAGCTGAACCAAGGCCAATTCGACGCTGTAACCTCGATTACCTTCAATGCAGGTTGTGGGCAGATGCAGAATTCCACGATGTTTCGGATGTTCCGGGATGGGAAATTCACTGAAGCCTGCAATCAGTTCCCGCGCTGGATATACGGTGGTGGCAAGCAATTGCCGGGCTTAGTTAACCGGCGCGAAAGAGAAAAAGCCATGTGTCTGAGAGGTACCTTGTGATTATGAACTTTTACCTAATCGCCCTATCAATTCATTTTGCGCTATCTTTTTAACTTTATGCATTATGCAGACTTACTGTGTTGTGGCTGGGCCATTAGCCAGTAGGCGAAGATATTGCTATCTAGAGAGATGGACCTCCAGAATACAAAATGCTAATTATTCTAATTTTCAATATTTTTACCGAAAGTTATTATTTTCTTCTGTTGTGCCATCGACTACAAACAACCTGTTGCTCGACCATTTAACTCTAGGTAGTAAACTATCAATAACGCCGAAGTCGATCGTTTTCTTGTTCTGAACGGTTAACAATGGCATGAGGTGAAATAACTTTTCTCTGCAAATGTCATTGCGCGTTTCATATTTTGGCATGGCTCTAAAAGAGTCTTTAATTTTTTTAACAGAAATGAGGTTATATAAATATGGATTGTGTAAATTTGGTTCTTTACGGTACAGATGGAACAACAGTTACTTCAAACAGGAATTGTTTTACAGAAGCTCAGGTAGAATCCTTCTTTGATGTCGCTAATGATGCTCATCTTTTGAACAACGTTAAGTTAGTCTGGACCATTTTTAATGGCGGAGTTCAAGGGCCCACCGGCACTTTCCCTGGCTGTAACCCACCATGGCAGGGACTTGCCAACCTGATGAAACAGGTGCTTAAAGAAAACGGCTTCACATATCAGCCTGACAGCCCTGACAATGATGGTCCTGGTGACGGAGAGGGGTTATTTGGCGATACTGATGTGGACGGTAATCCTATCAAGGGTGGCGAAGACGGTGGTGGTGAGGGTGGTGGTGAGGGTGGTGATGAG